TGGAGCAAGTTTCTATAGAAGAAACTTTCGATAAGTTTTGGAAGTTATATCCGTCTATAAGAAAAGTAGCTAAACAAAAATGTTTTGAGAGATGGAAGGCTAAAAAGTATTATAAGATAGCTGACCAAATTATAGGTCATGTAGAAACAATGAAACAAAGTAAGCAATGGAAGGATGGTTTCTCGCCAGCGCCCATAACGTACATTCAGCAAATGCGTTGGTTAGATGACGTAGAAGTTGAACGTAAGCCATGGGAAGGTGGTATATGAACATCAATGATGCAATTAGTAAACTGACAGTTAGTCAACAAGAAGTAAATAACTTTTACAATGGAGAAACTTATGGTAACGAATTTAAAATTAAAAGTGCAGATATTTTTATTGATGATCTTATTAAATACTACTCTACTGAAATATATGCTGGCAAGACGCTACCGTGGACTAAAACGCATGATAAATTCCATGTTCGGCCAGGGGAGGTAACATTAGTCACCGGCCCTAGCGGCCACGGCAAGTCAATGTGGCTTTCACAAGTGATATTGCATCTCATGAAAAACTCTGTATGTTTGGTGAGTAGCTTAGAGATGAGGCCAGTACTCACTATGGCACGCATGTTGGCCCAGGCGTTAGGATCACAAGAGCCTACAGATGAATATGTTACTCGCTTCTGTGAGCGAGCAGCTAGTAAACTGTATATCTACGATCAGACTGGAGTCACTACATCTGAGGACATGATAGCCACATTATTTTGGGGAAAGCATGTGTTAGGGGTAGAGGTATTTGTTATCGACTCACTAATGAAGATGGCTGACATAGCGGAAGATAATTACAATGCTCAAAAACTTTTTGCGGATCGTTTAGCTGTGGTATGTAGAGATCTTAACATACATATTTTTTTAGTAGCACATACTAGAAAACTATCAGATGAAGAGCAAATACCAGACGCTACGGACATCATGGGCAGCTCGCATCTGCGCAACCTCAGCGATAACATCTTATGTTGCTGGCGCAACCGTTATAAAGAGCGTTTAAAAGATGAAGGTAAAACGCTTGAGGCTGACTTAAAAATTATTCCGGACGCAAAGATATTCGTGCAAAAACAACGTAACTTTCAGTTTGAAGGGTCATTCAACTTCTGGTATGATCCAAAAGGTTTACGTTATAAGGAGAGTCCATGAAAACAGCCAATGAGTTTTTAAAAGATATACAAGAATTATTTGGGCCTGTAGAATACAGAGCTACGTCTAATGAAGGAAAAGTATTTAAAAGCAAAGGATGGGATAACAAATATGGCAAAGAGAATGACAGTAAACGAAGTGAATTTCCAAGAGTTCGTGGATATGGTCAAAAGTGAAATTAAAACTAATGGCCATGTTGATGTAAAGTTTTCTGACGGTGGTAAAAAGCTAAGAAGTAACTCACAGAATGACAAGTACTGGGCCATGTTAAAAGAGTTAGGCGACTATCTTGGATACTATGACTATGAACTTCATGAGTTATTAACGTTTCAGAACCTCGCTGAAACCAAAGTAGTAGCTGGCCGTCCTATTACGCATGTAAGATCAACTACGGATCTTGATACTAACGAATTTTCTGACTACCTTGAACAAGTAAGAAGGTTTGGTATTGAATACGGCTTTAGGTTTCCAAGTGATATATCGCAATAGTAAACTACTAAAACTTTTAAGAGAGATCCCATGTCAGTCATGCGGTGCTAGTGACGGTACTGTAGTCGCTGCACACCGTAACGAGGGAAAGGGTATGGGTCTCAAAAATTCGGATGCGCTCACATGTAGTCTATGTTATCATTGTCACTACGAATTAGATGCTGGTAACAAACTTACTAAAGATCAAAAGCGTGATATGTGGAATAGAGCTTACGTAAATACCATGCAGTACTTATGGGAACATGACATCATAGGAATTAAATAATGGGTAAAGGATCAGCACCAAGGCCATACAGCGTAGACCAGGATACTTTTAGTAATAACTGGGATAGCATTTTTAAACGTAAACCACACGAAGGACAATTTGATGGCAGGGAAGTCACCGACACAACTAACACTAGCAAAACTTCAGAAGGAAAATTACCCACTAGTTCAGGTAGTGGAGAAATGGAATAGCTGGGGTCGAGTTCGTGTAGACCTTTTTGGCTGCATTGATGTCCTTGCAATATCTGAAGATGGCAATACTGTAGCCATTCAAACTACAAGTTTAAGTAATGTCAGCGCAAGGATCAAAAAAATAAAAGATAGTACTTCTATTGGTCACATTAGAAAAGCTAACTGGACCGTGTTGGTCCACGGATGGTACAAGAAAAATAACAGGTGGCATGTTAAGGAAGTTGATGTCTCATGAAAGTAACAGCAATACAAACGAAAGCATATCGCATGAAGGATATGTTGTTAGATGTAATAGGTGAAGATGAAATTATTACATGTAAAGAAGTAGCTAACCGTGTAGGTTTAAAGTTTAATGATATTAAATTTGTAGTTATTAAACTTGTAGAGTGGGAGTTATTATGTGAGATCAGAGGAGGCAAAAACCTTTTCTATCATAAACCAAAAAAACATTATCTTCAGGAGCTATATCATCCAATGCCAAAATTTAAAATATTAAGTGTTTATAAGCATACAGCAGATCATGACAAACATAGTGTACGTAACCCATACAGAGGCATTGAGTCTTTTAATGCTAGCATTTTAGGAATACAACATGATCCATATTGATAGACTAATGCAAATACTAGATGACTGGGCTTTATGGATGAAGTCGGATAATCACCGCCTGGGTTATCCGTCTAAGTCAGTAGGACTCTCTTCAGGGGGAGAGTCAACGGTGGACTCGTTTGATGAGATGATAGATGTGCAAGACCTTTCTAACGTCCATGTAGTCGACTCAGTTATACATAGCCTTCCTGGTGAGCAGCAAGATGCCATATATCACCGCTATTTACATTCTAAAAAACCTTTGGCTTATGAATACAAGTTAGAATTGGCCATGGATAACCTTTTAACCATAGTGTCAAAAAGAATTAATGCCTAGCATCTTGACAAAACGCATTTCCGTGGTAAAATATCACGCAATGGGATAACCACGCCCATTAACTCCGTAACTCTCCGTAAACCCTATCTTCACCGGTAGGGTTTTTTATTTTATGCGTCCCAAAATTTGCAGTACATGCGGCCAGCCGTATGATGACACAGGTTATGAACAATGTCCTGAGTGTCAGTATGATCACACGTTTATAAGGATACCTCATGAAGAAGCCAACAACCAAGGCAGGGAAAGCCAAAAAAGTGTCAAAGGTAATGAAGGAGTGGAAGGCAGGAACTCTTCACTCAGGAAAAAAAGGTCCAGTAGTTAAGTCAAAAAAACAAGCCGTAGCTATCGCACTTAGCGAAGCTGGTATGTCTAAAAAAAAAGGTAAATAGCTATGATGAAGTCTAATGAATATAAAAAATTAGATAAGCAAGAAGAAGCGATTGAGATGAAAAAGAAGAAGCTCAAGCAAGCAGAACTTGATAAGATGATCCGTGAAATTGTACAAAACGAAATGAAAAAAGGAAGATAATTATGCCAATGGTAAAAACAAAAAGTGGAGTAAAAGCGTTTCCTTACACAGCAAAAGGTAAAATGGAAGCTAAAGAGTACGCAAAGAAAACAGGTAGCAAAATGGCAGCAAAGCCAATGAAAAAAGGCGCTAAACGTGGCAAATAAGCCAGGTCTATACGCTAACATTGCAGCCAAGAAAGCTAGAATTAAAGCTGGCTCAGGCGAAAAGATGCGCAAAGTAGGAAGTAAAGGCGCACCTACAGCTAAAGCATTTAAAGAGTCAGCAAAAACAGCTAAAAAGAAATGATAAAAAAAGGTAAAGAAACGTTTTCAGGTTATAATAAACCTAAGAGAACTCCTAGTCATCCTACTAAGTCACATGCAGTATTGGCTAAAGAGGGTGACCAGGAAAAACTCATACGCTTTGGTCAAAAAGGCGTAAGTGGTGACAAAACGAATACAGATAGAGCAAAGTCATTTAAAGCAAGACACGCTAAAAACATTGCAAAAGGAAAAATGTCCGCAGCATACTGGGCTAACAAAGTTAAGTGGTAAAACTAGATATATATGTAGGATATGATGGCAAAGTTGAGCCGGTTGCTTATCATGCGTTTTGTCAGTCAGTTATTGAGAGATCCTCAATACCAATTAGTTTTACACCATTAGCACTAAATACTCTTAAAGACTACGAAGAAAAGCATACGGATGGTAGCAACGCATTTATCTATTCACGCTTTCTAGTACCATATCTAAACAACTTCAAAGGTATTGCACTCTTTGTAGATGGAGATATGACCTGCCGAACAGATATAGCAAAGATCCTAGCAAATTTTGATAATGATGAAGCAGTCAAAGTCGTAAAGCATAACTACACAACAAAGCATCCTGTTAAGTACTTGGGTGCAAAGAACGAAGACTATCCTAAAAAAAATTGGTCTAGCGTCATACTATGGAACTGTGGACATTGGTTAAACAAACAGTTAACGCCTAAGTTTATACAAGAAAAAACAGGACAATACCTTCATAGGTTCGAGTGGTTAAAATACCCTGAAGAACAAGTAGGTAAGCTAGACGAAACATGGAACTGGCTAGAAACAGAATACGAATACAACCCAGATGCTAAATTAGTGCATCACACATTAGGTACACCATGCTTTAAAGACTATCAGAATACAGACTATAGTCAAGAATGGTGGGAAACATATCAACGGATGATCTATCCGCTTAAAGGAAAAAACAGGGAAAGCGAGTTATAACATGGCAGATCTAGCTAAACAATTAAGACAATTACAAGATGCCCAAAGGCTAAGAGAATTGGCTAACCAATTTGGTTTAGGCCAAGTACCAACACAAGAGCTTAACGCATTAAGACAGGCATTGCCACAAGTAGCAGGAGCAACTATGCTACCTCCAGCTCAAATGCCAACTATTCCACAAGGCATGACACCGGATGATATGAATGCAATGATGCGAGCTATGCCTCAAACAGCACCGTCACAAATGTCACCATATATGCAAAACTTAACTAACCCTGGCGCAACAATGCAACAAAACTACATAGACCCAGCTATCATAGAACAAATGTACTATAGAGGCCTATTAAGCCGATAATTAAGAGGGCAACCAACCTAAGGGAGTTGCAAAACAATGGATAACGAAGAACGAAAAAAACTAGCAGCAGAACGTAGCTCAGAAGCTAACAAAGGTAATACACATTCTAGTAAAAACAATAGGTTATGGGCGGAAACACTTAGGCGTGCTGTCATTCAGTCAGATGCTGAAAGACTACGTATGATCGCAGAGGCTTTATTAGATAAAGCAGCCTCAGGTGATGTATCCGCTATTAAAGAATTAGGTGATAGAATAGACGGTAAGTCAGTAGCTACGACAGAACTAACTGGTGTAGATGGATCTAATTTACCTATAAGCATTGCTATAGACTTTGTAAAGCCAAAAGATGAAGGTTAATGCAACCTTTCCTGATAAATTACAGTTTCTCTTTGATCCGTACAGGTACAAAGTAAGCTACGGTGGTCGTGGATCTGGGAAAAGCTGGTCTTATGCTAGAGCATTACTGATACAGGCTGCCAATAAGCCATTGCGTGTACTATGCGCTAGAGAGATACAAAGATCTATTAAGCAGTCAGTTCATACCCTGCTCAACGATCAGATACAAGCATTAGGTTTAGGAGCTTTCTATGAAGTATTGGAAGCAGAGATACGTGGTCTTAACGGTAGCACGTTCAGTTTTACTGGGTTGGCTACTAATACTGTGGAGTCCATTAAGTCTTTTGAAGGATGTGATATTGTCTGGGTGGAAGAGGCACAAACAGTATCAAAGAAGTCGTGGGATATTTTAATACCTACCATACGTAAACCAGACTCAGAGATCTGGGTATCATTCAACCCTAATGTAGATACAGATGACACATATACTCGCTTTGTGGTAGAGCCTCCAGAAAATGCTAGAGTAGTCAAAGTTAATTGGCAAGATAACCCTTGGTTTCCACAAGTGCTGGAAGATGAAAGACAACACAGTTTAAAGACTAACCCTGACTATGCAAACATCTGGGAAGGTGAATGTAAAGCTGCTGTAGATGGTGCTATCTATGCTAACGAAATAAGAGAAGCACAAGAGAATGGTCGTATTACACAAGTTCCTTATGACCCAATGCTTAAGGTTCACGTAGTCTTTGACTTAGGCTTTAATGACTCTATGGCTATCATATTATGCCAACGTGGTGTATCTGATATACGTATCATTAAATATATAGAAGATAATCACAGAACACTAGATAGTTTCTCATCTGAGATCAGGTCATTAAACTATAACTGGGGTACAATGTTCTTACCTCATGATGGTAAGTCTAAGGACTATAAGTCAGGTATGTCAGCAGAAGACATTATGAGAAAGCAAGGATGGAGTGTTCGTATAGTTCCAGTATCAAGTATAGAAGCTGGTATTAAGATAGCTAGGATGCACTTCCATAAATGCTATTTTGATAAGTCTACACAAAGACTATTAGAATGTTTAAAGAATTATAAGAGGTCAATTAACTCATCAACCAATGAACCTGGTGCGCCACTACACGACGAATACAGTCACGGTAGCGACGCATTTAGATATATGGCTACATCTGTAGAGCAAATGAAAAATGAGTCTTGGGGTGGTGAGAAGATACAATATACAAATAGAGGAATTGTTTAATGAAGATACAAGACATGGAGATCATTGCGCAGATAGAGGCAGAAGAAAACATTGCCTATGGTGTAAATGATAGCGCATTATCTAATGACAGAGCAGAAGCAATTGACTATTACTTAGGTCAACCTTTCGGTAATGAAGAAGAAGGTCGTAGCCAAGTTGTATCTTATGATGTACAAGACACGATAGAGTCGGCTCTGCCTCAGCTTTTAAAAGTATTTATCTCTGGTGACCAAGTTGTTAGGTTTGAACCTAAAGGCCCAGAAGATCAAGACGCTGCTGATCAAGAAACTGACTACGTCAACCATATCGTGATGGAAAAGAACGAAGGGTTCAAGATATTCTACGTATGGTTTAAAGACGCATTACTATCTAAGAACGGATATGTAAAAGTATATTCAGAAGACGAAGAAGAGGAAGAAGAGTACGAATACGAAGGATTAACAGATGCCCAGCTTCAGATGTTGGCTTCAGATGAAAAGACTGAAGTATTAGAACATGAAGCTTATCCTGATCCTAGCGTAGACATGAATATGCTCATGGACCAAGCATTAGCCATGGGCCAAGATCCAGCTACGATCATGCAGCCTATGCTACATGATGTTAAGCTCAAGGTTACAGAAAAGAAAACTGAAATTAATATTGAGAACGTAGCACCTGAAAATATGATGGTGTCTGTAGAAGTATCAGGTCCTAACTTACAAGATGCACGTTTCGTTCAGCACAGAGAAGTTATGCAGTTAGCTGACATTGCTGAAACATTTGACAAGCCACTAGAATACATTAAGTCTATCATGTCAGACCTTCGTGATACATTCGAAGAAGAGTCTAATGCACGTGACATTTATGACGAAGAATATGACAGAGCTATTGAGTCTAACGAAGCTCTTGTTAAAGACACATACATTAAGTTAGAAGGTAAGAGACATAGAGTAGTAGTGTTAGGCAATACTATCCTATACAAAGAACCATGCGAGTATGTTCCATTTGCATGTATTACTCCAATGATTATGCCACATAGACATATTGGTCGTTCTTATGCTGATCTTACTATGGACATTCAACTCATTAAGTCTACACTTATTCGTGGCCAGTTAGATAACATGTATCTAGCTAACAATGGTCGTTATGCTATCTCTGATAGAGTAAACCTAGATGATATGTTGACAAGCCGTCCAGGTGGTATTGTTCGTGTAGATGGTGACCCAGGTTCAGGTATTATGCCTTTATCACATCCTCCACTACCAGCATCATCATTCGGTATGGTTGAATACATGGACTCTATGAAAGAAAAGAGAACAGGTATTACAGCATATAACCAAGGCTTAGACTCTAACAGTCTTAACAAGACAGCTACAGGCGTAGCACAAATTATGTCTGCTGCTCAACAACGTGTTGAATTAGTAGCACGTACATTTGCAGAGACAGGCGTTAAAGAACTATTTAAGTTAGTACATAGGCTAGTAAGAATTACACTTACTAAACCTGACATTGTTCGTATCCGTAACAAATGGGTAGAAGTAGATCCAAGAGAATGGGAAGACCGTAAAGACTTATCTATCTCTGTGGGCTTAGGTGCAGGTAATAAGGATCAACAGTTAGCTCACTTAGCTACTATTCTACAAGCACAAAAAGAAGCATTAGCTATTGGTATTACTTCACCTGAGAAGATCTACAATGCTTTAGCTAAACTTACACAAAACGCAGGCTTTAAGAACCCTGAAGAGTTCTGGATCAACCCAGCTAATACACCACAGCCGGAAGGTCAGCAGTCCAAACCTTCAGAGGCTGAGATCATGGTTCAAGGCCAATTAGCTATAGAACAACAAAAAGCGCAAGCTCAACTACAACAAGAGCAAGTACGTTCTCAAAATGATGTTATAATTGAACGTGAGAAGATCGCAGCTCAAGCTGAGTTAGAACGCTTTAAAGCACAATTGAAAGCAGAAACTGACTTAGCTATTGCACAAATTAAAGCACAGTCAGGATTAAACTATGGCGGATAAGTCGTTAGAAGAAGTAAAGCGTGGTGAACAAGCAGCACAGATATTAGATAACCCTATCTATAAAGAAGCAATAGATAAGGTGCGTGAGAATATTGTAGCTAGTATGACCAACAGTCCATTAGGTGATGAGAAAACTCATAACCGCTTAGTTATCGCACTACAACTACTAAACCAAATAAACAAGCAACTTACTGACGTGATGCACACAGGTAAGTTAGCAGCTATACAAACGGACAGACCTAAGTTTAAGATATTTGGTTAGTTTCATTCATAAAGCATTTGTCAGTATTTTGAATGAAAACCGTTTTGACAGGCAAAAGAATTTAGGTAAGGACAAGCCTACTTAAGACTCTTATGAGTCTTTTTTATTGTCTAATTTTAAGGAAAATATTATGAGTGACCAAGTCGTAGAACAGTCACCACAAAGCCGTTTAGAGGCTATGCTAGGTGATGATATTGTATCTGATGTGCAAGCTAATTTAGATGCACCTGAAGAGAAAGAACAACCACCACTAGAGGCTGAAGCAGAAGCTGATCCTACTGAAGAAGTAGAGTCAGAAGAAGCAACAGATGATGCACCGGATGATCAAGCCGAGGAAGAAGAACAGTCGCAAGATGAAGTTCCTGCTATCCTAAAGCTAAAGGTCAATGGTGAAGAAGTCGAAAAGCCACTAGACGAAGTCGTAGCATTAGCACAACAAGGGCTTGACTACACACAAAAAACGCAACAAGTAGCAGAGCAACGTAAAGAGCTAGAAGCCTATGCCGAGCAGATAAAAATGCAAGAGCAAGCCTTTCAAGAACAAATGCAACTTAATAATGTGTTAATTGATGATGTAGCGAAGATCACAGCATTAGACCAACAATTAAACCAATATAGCAATATTAATTGGCAAGAATTGTCTGATAATGACTTTGTGGAAGCGCAAAAACATTTCTTTACATATAACCAGCTACAACAACAACGTAGCTCACTCGTTTCACAGTTTGAAGCCAAAAAGCAACAAATAGCAAGTCAGCAAGCGCAATTGATGGCAGACAGAGTAGCAAAAGGAAAAGAAGTCTTAGCTAAAGAGATACCAGGATGGAGTCAAGAGACTACCCAGAAACTTGTATCTGTAGGCAAAGAGTATGGCTTTTCAGATGCTGAACTCAACTCAATTGTTGACCCACGTCACGTAAAGGTACTGCATGACGCTATGCAATGGCGCAAACTACAACAGAATTCTACTGTAAAGAAAAAAGTATCAAGCGCTAAACCTGTAGTGAGACCAGGTGCTAAAGATACAAAAGCGGAAGCTACATCTAATGTCCGTCAATTACGTGAGCAATTACGTAAGACAGGCAAGTCAGATGCAGCAGCAAAACTTATCGAAAACATGCTTTAATTTACAAAGGAAAAAAATATCATGGCAGTTTCAGCAACCAATAGTTATACCGGTAAAGGTATAGCGGAGTCATTCGAAGATATTATCTTTGATATTTCTCCAGAAGATACACCATTACTTTCACTCGCAAAGCGCATGAGCGCAGGCCAAACTTATCATCAATGGCAAACTGACGCACTTGCAGCAGCAGGTACTAATACATCTGTTGAAGGTGATGACGCTTCATTCGCAACATTACCTGCTACAACAGTATTAGGTAACTACACACAAATTTCACGTAAGACAGTTCAAATTTCTAACACATACGACGTAGTACGTAAGTATGGTCGTAAGTCTGAAGTTGCTTACCAACTTATGAAAGCTGGTAAAGAACTTAAGCGTGACATGGAATATGCAATTGTTCGTAACCAAGCTTCTTCAGCAGGTGGCCCAGCAACAGCTCGTTCAACTGCAGGCGTTGAGTCTTGGATTACTAACCGAGTATTAGCAACAGGCTCTACAGCAGGTACAACACCTGGCTTCGTAAACGGTACAGTAGCATCACCAACAGATGGTACTTCTGTAACATTCATTGAAGCAGACTTAAAGTCAGCATTACAATTGGCATGGACAGATGGTGGCGAACCATCATTAATCCTTATGTCAGCAACTAACAAAGCACGTTTCTCTGGCTTTGCTGGTATTGCTACTAAGTTCAACAACGTTCAAGGTACAACACAAGCTACAATTACTGGTGCAGCAGACGTTTACGTTTCTGACTTCGGTAATCACACAGTTAAACTTGACCGTTTCATGCGTGACCAAGCTGTTTTATGCGTTGACCCAGGTTATGTTGGTTTAGCTTCATTACGCCCAATGGCTAAAGAAGAACTAGCTAAAACTGGTGACAGCACAAAATGGCTCTTAACTGCAGAATACGCATTAGTGGTTCAAAACCCAGATGCGCATGCTAAAGTACAAAACGTAGGTGCTTAGTAATTAGTTATGATATAATGGAGGGAGTTAATTCTCCCTCTATTGTATTTACCTATGCCAATATTATTTGACCACAATAGCGTAACAGGTGTAAGTCAGTACTTTGACTATGACCCAGCTAAAGATACATATTATCTAACCACTACTCAAGACTTGAGTGGTATGTTAGACAAGATTAAACAATCAAGAGATAACCCTGAAGTATGGGATAAAGGTGTTAAGGAAGAATGGGCGCACTTTGCTAGTATTCCACCTGTAGTGGAAATGCAGTTAAAGCAAAAGGGTATAGACATATATAACCCTGACCATACAAAAGCAATGATAAAAGAAATAAACGAAAACTATCCATATCTAAAGCTCACGACAAAGAATGGCTAAAGCTAAATTAAAAGTATTGCATGTTAAAGAAGATGGCGATACATGGCATATAGACGTAGATACGAATGAAGAAGGTCGTAGAGTTCTTATGCAAGCTGGTATAGATGTAGCTTTAAAGAACTTCTGTGATGATAACGTAGATAAGCTATCATGGTGGCAACGTTTTAAATACGCTTGGAAACATGCTAAGTGATAGTGTATGGTGCT